CACCGGTCGAGATGGTCGAGCCCGGGGCGCGGCGTGCGGCGGCGAATGTTCGCGCGGTGTCGATGCTCGTGCTCGACTGTGACTCGGGAGAGCCGATCGAGCGCCTGGAGAGCCTTGGGGACGAATACATGAGGATCGGCCACACGAGCTGGAGCCATACGCCCGGGCATCCCAAAGCGCGGATCGTGTTTCCGTTCTCGCGACCGTGCCCGGTGGCTCACTGGGGCCGCGTGTGGGGCGCTGCATCGCGTTGGGCGGCATCGCACGGGGTAACAGTCGACGCGGCAGCGAAAGACCCGTCACGGCTGTATTTCGGGCCGTTCGTGCAGTGTGCGGAGACGTTCACCGCGTGGGGATATGACGACGACCCACCAGGGGCCGCACCGGTCGAGGGAGCACTACCGCCTCGGCGGCGGTCGCTGATGTGCTGGGCGTCGCTCGTGTCGGCGTGGCCGGAGCCTCCCCGGGAGCGGGTGACGGTTCGGATCACCGCAGGCGCGGGCACGGCGAGCGCAGAACAGCACGACAAGCGGCGGCGAGCATTTGGCAACGGGCTGATCCTGTACCGGGCGCGGCAGCTCTCCACGACAGGTGAGGGCGGGCGCAATTGCCGTCTGTTTGGGGCGGCGCGGCTCGCTGCACAGTTGGTGAGCGCGGGCGCGTGTGACGTGTCGATCGCTCTTGAATCATTGACCGAGGCGGGGGCGGCGTGTGGTCTGTCCGCGGCCGAGGTCTCCCGCACAATCCGCAGCGGCTACTCTGCCGGGACCGCGGATCCACCCTACGACATCAAAACGGAGATGGGATGAACACAGCAGAAGACGCGCACGCGATTGACGAGCGGGCGCAGCAGATCAGGACGGTGATCGACCAGCTCGACCACACCTACCGGGACGGCGAGAGGCACAAACCGAAAAGGACATTCACGAACCTCGACAATTTGTTCAAGCTCGACCCGTGGATCCGCGACCGGTTGCGGTTCAATGGGCTGTCAGAGGTCATCGAGTGGGAGGGGGCGCGGCTGCGGGACAGTCACATCACCGACATACGGATCGCCATCGGCCGCACCTACGGGCTCGAATACAGCGCCCAAGCGGTCTACGCGATGTGCGAGCAGACCGCCCGACAGCGGACGTATCACCCGATCGCGCGCTTTCTGTCGGGGCTTCTGTGGGACGGACAGCCGCGGATCGATGGCTTCCTGTCGACGCACATTGGGGCGGTCGACTCGGAGGTGACGCGGGCGATCTCGCGGCGGTGGTTCGTGTCGTGTGTGGCCCGGGCGATGGGCTGCGGAGAAAAGCCTGTGCCGGTTCACAGTGTCCTGATCTTGGCGGGGCCACAGGGGGCCGGGAAATCCACGGCGCTGCGGTTGCTGGCGTCGGATCAGTGGTTCAGCGACTCGGCGCTCGACCTGCGGAACCCGAAAGACTGCTACCAGCAGATCCGCGGGAACATCTGGATCTATGAGCTTGCCGAGCTTGCCTCGACACGCGCCCGGGATGCCGAGACGGTCAAGGCGTTTCTCAGCGCCGCGACCGATCGCTATCGCCCGGCATACGGCAAGACGGTCGTCGAGAGTCACAGGCAGGTCATTTTCACAGGGAGCACAAACAGTGAGACCTTCTTGTCGGATCCGAGTGGCGCCAGACGATTCTGGCCCGTGACCGTCGGCACCATCGACCTCGAAGCGATCAAGCGGGATCGGTTGATGCTGTGGGCCGAGGCCGTCGCGGCTTTCCAGGCCGGCGAGGTGTGGTGGTTGTCTCGGGATGAAGATCAGGCGCTCGCAGACATGCAGGAGCGGTACCAGAACGTTGATCCGTGGGAAGGCTCGATCGCGGCGTGGTTGCCGTCACAGCCGGCCGGGGTGTCGGTCGCTGACATCCTCGAAAGCGCGATCGACATGGACACTGACAAAATGCACAAGGGGCATGAATTGCGGGTGGCCGGCATCCTTGGACGGCTCGGGTACACCAAAAAGCGGGTCACCCGCGGATCTTCGCGGGTTTGGCGCTGGTTCGCGGCCTAAGGTGGCTCTACCTGCCACCCCTTTTCTAAACCTTTTTTCTATTTTCTCTCTTTGTTTTGTTTCTTGGAAAAAGGTTGGATCATAGAGCCACTAAGACGAGAAGGGCCACAGATAGCGCAACGAGACTGATCCAACCCCTCGCAAGAGGTAGAGCCAGGGTAGAGCCACCACACCAAAATGCGCCGCGGGAGCGGCAACACGGAGGACACAATGAGCGCACTGGACATTGACATCGAACACTGGCTGTTTGATTTCATCCCGATCCCACCGGGTAAGCTACCGTTCGGACCCCAGGTCTACTGCATCGTATCGGCTGACGAATACGTCAAGATCGGTAGAACCACGAATGTTCTTCAGCGGTTCCGAAACCTCCAGTGTGGAAACCCGCACAAACTCCGGCTGTACTCGGCGGTAGCTGGAGACGCGAAGGTCGAGACGTGGCTCCACGAAAAGCTCCAAGCGTTCCGGGTCCGTGGCGAGTGGTTCGACGGATGTTTAGAAGTGCTCGATCCGTTTCTGGAGGCGCGGTATTGCCTGCTCGATCGACATGTCCCCAACTGGCGCGAGATGAAACCGGAGGGGACACGATGAGAGCGATCGAACTATTCGCGGGGGCAGGGGGCGCGGCTCTCGGACTGGAGGCGGCGGGCATCGGGCACCGGGCGCTGTGTGAGTGGGACCGCCACGCGTGCGCCACTTTGCGCGCTGCGGGGCTCGGGCCGGTGGTGGAGGGGGATGTGCGAGACCTCGACGCGATCGAGGCTGTGAGCGGTCCAGGGCCGGTCGATCTGCTATGGTCGTCATTCCCCTGTCAAGCGTGGTCTGTGGCTGGTCAGCGCAAAGGGGCAACGGACGAGCGCAACGGGTGGCCGTGGACAGTCGACGCGATCGACCGATTCCGCCCGCGGTGGTTCCTTGCCGAAAATGTGCGCGGGTTGCTTGCTCACAGCACAGAGGGACACCCCGATCCGTATCAGTGCCCGCGGTGCTACTTCGAGGTCGTGATCTTGGCGCAGCTCCGCGCGCGGTTCGATCATGTCGGGTGGTGGCTGCTCAATGCAGCAGACTACGGGGTGCCACAGCATCGGCGGCGGGTCATCATCTGGGCAGGGCCGGCACCGCTCCAGGCTCCAAGGGCAACGCACGGCGACCCGGGCAAGGCTCGACAGGGCGACCTGTTCGGGCCGCGTGTGCTCCCGTGGGTGTCGATGGGCGAGGCGCTCGGGCTGTCGTCGGGGGTGTGTGCGACCAATGCGCGCTACCTCATGCGGCCCGCTCCGTCTGTGACGGCGACAGAGGCCAAAGGCCATACCAACCCCGATAAAGACCGCGGGAGAAGCGGCGTGATTAATCGGGCCTCAGATGCGCTCTACATGGCAACAGGGCGCAGGCGGTTGACGATTGCGGAATGTTCGCGCTTGCAAGACTTCCCCGATGGGCACCCGTGGCAAGGACCGAAGACGGCGCAGTATCGACAGGTGGGAAACGCGGTACCGCCCCGTCTTGCGGCGGTTGTGGGGCGTGCTGTGGTTGATGCTGATAGGATGGGCAGCACGGAGGCACAATGACGCGACAGAGCGCGACACTTGACGAGAGGCAGATCAGAGCGGCGCGCATGGAGGCCGCGGGATCGTCGACGGTCGAGATTGCTGAGGAGGTCGGGACACACCGCGCCACGATCTACCGTTGGCGAGAGATTGACGAATACCGGCACCTTGTCGCGGCCCTCCTGGCAGACACCCAACGGGCCGCCCGGGCAACGCTGAAGGCAGGCGCGAAAGCCGCAGCGGCGCGCGTTCTGGAGCTGGTCAGCAGTGAGGACGAACGGATCGCGCTGTCGGCGGCCCAGACCCTTCTCGACCGCACTGGACACCCCAAGGCCGAACGGGTCGAGCTGGGCGGAAGTGTTGAAACCACGGCATCGATCACGGTCGACCCGGGCGAGGCTCTCGCGGCGATGCTCGCCGGGGGCATGGAATGACCATCGACCCCGACCGCCTCACGGCGCTGGCGTGGCAAGTGCTGATCGTGGTCGTGCTCGCCTACGGCTTGACGGCGTGGCTCTCCTACCGGGCAGGGCATCGGCTTGGCTACGCGCTCGCCATTGCCGAGGGCGCGGCACCGGTTCAGCAGTGAGCGTTCCCGCGCTGCGGGCCGTCGAGCGTCCACAGGCCCCACCGCCCCCAGGTGTCGACGCGTCCCACTATGACCGCCTCCGGTGGGCGCTGTACGTCGTCCGGCACGGGTGCGAGGTCTCGCCCGACATTGCCGGCGCGTGTCTGCGGCTGGTTCAACACGAGATCGCACAACGACAGGAGCACGCGGGGAGCCCGCTTCGCTTCGTCGAGCTGTGGCGGCCTGAGTGTCGGGTGTGCTCTGATGTGACGTGGCCGAGGGGTCCAGACGGCAACCTGCTGAACACGGGCGGCAAACCATGCGGCCGGACAGGCCCACACGACGATAGACCGATGCACGGCGTACCGATGACGCACACGGGCGAGGGTGTGCACCGTTGCCCCAGGTGTGGAGTCGAGGAAGAGCGCACAAGCCAACGCGAGATGATCCGGCGGTGGCTGGTCTCGCCCGCGCTCTATTTCGTGGCCCTCGGCGGCAACCGGTCGAGTAAGAGCTGGAGCGGATCAGTCTGTGGGGTGATGTCGGCAATGGGCGCGGCCCATCCTGATGTGGTCGAACTGCTACGCCGCAACGGGCTCACCCGCGGCCGGTTGCAATCTGGCCCGGCGCTCGTGCTCGCCGGCTCGATCACGAACGACGACAGCCGGGACTACCTGCGCCCGATCTATGACAGCCTGCTCCCCGACGATTGGCAATGGTCGGCACGGTTCGCGGCACAGACGGCGAGCACATGGCAACCCGGCAGTGGGGCGGGGCTACCGGGATCGGTGCTCTTCAAAACCACCAGCGGCGCCGATGCCTCGAAGCGCTGGCAGGGCACGTCGACACCACTGGTCCACAACGACGAGGATCACGGAGACGTTGACGTATTGCGCGAGCAAGTGCGCGCGGTCGCTGATCAGGGCGGGCGGTGGCTCGGCACGTTCACCCCGACGCGGGGCAAGAGCCCAGCCGTGATCGACATCCTGTTTCGCGACCCGCCCCGGGCTGCGGGCGAGGTCGAGGTGTACCGGCTGGATCCGGTTGACAACCCGATGATCGACGGCGACGCCATGGGCCGGTGGCTTGCCTCGATGACAGAGCGAGAGAGGCAGGTCCGACGACACGCGCAATTCGTCCAGCTCGATGGGCTGGTTCACCCGTCGTGGGATCCGGCCGTGCACGTGGTCGCCGCGCTACCGCCCGAGGCAATGACCGACTGGCCCCGGGTCGATGGGCTGGACTTTGGATTTCGTGCGCCGCTCGCGTACATCTGGGGCGCAGTCGACCCGCGCGGGGTGCTGCATGTGCTCCGGTGCCGCTATGTCGCAGGGGTCAACACAGACGCCCACATTTACGCGATCCATCGCGAGGAGTCGTGCCCAGCGTGCTGGATCGGGCGCGAGGACTGGCCCGCGGATCGCTGGTGGGATCGGCGGTTCGCTGCGGCCGAGGCGTGCTCGACATGTCACGGCACAGGTCGAGCCACACCCGAGCCATACGCCAGGGCGGCAGACCCCGCAGACGCAGACGCGCGCGACCGATGGGCACAGATGGGTCTACCCACCCGCGCCGCGATCAAGGCGCGCCGGGAAGGGTTCGCCGCGGTCGATCGGCTTCTGGAGGTGCGAGACGGATCGCCCGGTCTCGTCATCCACGACCACCCAAGCACCGCACCCCTTCGCACCGAGATCGCAGAGCTGGCATGGAGAGACCCCGACGCGGGCGGCCGGTCTCAACTCACAGTCCATCGAGAGACGGAGGTAGTAGGGGCAGATCACGCTTGGGACGCGCTGCGGTACCTCGTGATGGAGGCGCGGCGGTTGCGGTTAATTGCTGAAATATCAGAGAATCTATTGACGGGAGAGGGATAGCGGGCCATACTTCAGGGGCGAGGCGGGAGCCCCGCACCACAACACACGGAGAAACCACAATGAACACCGCACCGCTTCAGAAGGTTATCGATCAGCTACTCGATGAGCTGGCCACCTTTCAACCTTCCGAGATTGAGGACGGCCGGAACATCTGCGTAAAGGTTGCCGGCACTTTGTACGGCATCACGACGGGCGGAATGAGCGCAAACGAAGCACAGCGCCACATTGAAAAAATCAAAACCTTGAGAGAAGTCGAGACCGATCGAGACGGCTGGCCTCTCAACTGACAACCGCCCCCGGGAGGGGGCACCCACGGAGAAACCATGTACCTTTGCATAGATGACAGCTACGACCCGAACGGATCCACCTACGACGGCCCCGAGGACTTTCGCGAGATGTGCCGCGCCTGCTTCGGTACCGCTCCCGAGCTGAGGGAGACTCACCAGGGGTGGACCGATGAGGCCGGCGATCTGATCCTGATCCCGGTCGATGTGTAGAAATATCAGAAAACCTATTGACGAATCCAGAAGAACGGGCCATAGTAATGGGGCGAGGCGGGGACGCCGCGCACACAACACGGAGAAACCACAATGACCGCAGCATTCAACAACCACCGCACCAACACATTCGTCTACATGATCGAGAGCCGTAACCGCATGGCACCGGAGATGGTCTACACCCTCTGGATCCAGATTGAAAGCGGCACCGGGAAGCGCACGGCAGAACGGTTGCAAGCATGGCGTGAGGCGTTCAACTACTGTGTAGCCAACGGCCGCGGGGAATACTTGGCACACCTGGAGCGGCGTCTCATTGACGCCGAAAAGGCCGCGGCCTAACCGGCGACGGGCCGCCCCCCGCGCGGGGCTCTCGCATTCTTGCGCCCGTCAATCCTGAGAAATATCAGAAAGTCTATTGACGGCAGGCGCAGAACAGGCCATACTAAAAGGGCGAGGCAGGGACGCCCCGCACATACCACGGAGAAACACAATGACCGCATCCTCATTCCTCATTCCTTCCGCCCTTCCCTTCAACGTCGGTGGCTTCCGAGCCATGGTCGAAGAGGCAGAGTTGCGCCTCGTGGAGTTTTTCAGCGACAACCCACACGGTCAAGGAAACGCACACACGGCCTCGAAATCGTATGGAGTCCTCCTGAGTAGTGGCAGACGGCGCGAAGGCGCGCGATTCGTTGCCGACGTGACTGGGGCTCCGTTCCACGTTGCGGCTATTGTCTTTGCGCAGGACCTCGCGCTCAACAAGGCGATCTGAGTAGCACAGTCCACCATTCGAGCCCCGCCCCGTGCGGGGCTCTCGCATTCTTGGGACATGAGCGGGGGCGCGTGATATCGTCGGACACATGAGCCCGACGCATACCCGCCCCGAATCGCTACCAGTTCGCATCTTGCGGGCGCTGTCTGTCGTCACAGTCGACCCGCCGGCCGATGTGGAGTCGTTCAACGCTGGATCCGACTTCGCGTCAGCTACCGCCGTTCCGACCGCCTACGACCCGCGCCGGGCCGCTTCTGCGCTTCTGGCGTCGCCGTGGTATTGGCGCGCCGTTGCGATTCGTGCGGCATCGCTCGCCGCTCTACCGCTGAAGGTCCAGCGCTACACCGCGGACGGCTACGAGACTATCGAAGATCATCCGCTTTGTGATCTGCTGAAGCGGCCGAACACCAGCCAGACCGCGCGCCAATTTCGCACCCAGCTCGTTACCGATCTGCTGCCCGGTGGCAATGCCTACGTGCTCCCCGTCGGCGTCAGCACACCGGGCACGGCACCCGCGGCGCTTCTGCTACTGGAGCCCGCCCGGGTGAACATCACGCCCGGGAGAGACGGCGCGGCGCTCGCCTACGTGTACGACACCCAAGGGGCAGAGGTCAGCTACCCGCCCGATCTTGTTGCCCACCTCCACTACAGCGCTGCGGGCGGTGGCATCCAGCGGCTCTACGGTACGGGCGAGGTCCAGCCGATGGATCGGGATCTCGCGGCTGATGTGGCCATGGCTGCGCAGATGGCGAAAAAAGCCGGGCGCGGTCGACCGGATGCCGCCTATGTCCCGAGCGACCCTAAAAACACATGGGGCCGTCCCCAGGTGCGGGACATGCAGACGCAGATCGATCGCATCCTCACAGAGCAGACGGGCGGAGTCGCGGTGCTCTCGGGCGCGGGCAAATTCGAGGCCCTCGATTGGACCGTTGACGAGCTGGGGGGCATGTCCGCGCGCGAGTACACCCGAGCCGTGATCGTGGCTGTGACCGGGGTTCCGCCTACCCTTCTGGGGCTCCAGAGCGCGAACTATGCCACGGCGGAGATGGAGCGGCGCTCCTACATCGCGGACACCTTGACCCCGCTTGCCAGCCTCATCGACGACGCCCTGACTGATCTGGTCCGGCGTCTCGGGTTCCCCGACATGCGGGTCTGTCATGTGCTCCCCGAGATGGAGGACGGCCGCACCGAACGCCTACAACGTGTCGCGCTCCACATCGCCCACGGCATGAGCCCGGCCGACGCGTACCGGTTCGAGGGCTTCGACGACGCGCCCGATCTTGCCGAGTTTGGAGTCGACCCCGACACACCAGGGGCACCGGTCGACGCACCGGAGCCCACCGCCGCTGTCGATGTCGAGGCCGTCGCAGACATCCAGGCACAGGCCGACGCGCTCGCCTCGATGCTCACAGATGACGACCCCGACGACGAGGACGACATAAGGACGGAGCTGGGCGCATTGCTCGACCTCTTGGGGCCGATGCTGCGGGACCAGCCGTGACCGTGGCAGAGGTACCGGGTGAGCCTGTCGTACGTGAGGGCGGCCCGATTCCGGCGATCTACGATGACATCACGTTGACGGCCACCAAACAGATGGCAAGAGCAGCGGCACGGGGCAAGGCGCTACGCCAGAAGCACCGCCGCGGGGGCACGAGCAAAGCGCTCGCCATGGCCAACCGGATCCTCGACGGGCAACGCATCCACCCCGACAACGTGCGCGACATGTTCTCGTTTTTTGAGAGGTTCGCAGACGAGGCCCAGAGGCAGCGCCGAACCGAAAAATGGGACACTACCAGCGACAAAATAGGGCCGCTCCGCATCGCGTGGGATCTGTGGGGAGGCGACGGCGGGCGCGTGTGGGCACGGGACAAGCGGCGCCAGATCGAGACCGCAGACGCACGACAGGAGAAGGCACACGCCGACACGCTCGGGCCAGTTTCCCGGGCCGTGTTGACCCGTGAGGACACACCGCGCGCCGTGTACTGGCGGGCATGGCTCGACAACGTGCAACGGCCCACAGAGCGTCAGATTCGCGGGCAATGGCGACGCGGGAGCGCGGGGATCTTCCCGGCACAGGTCGCCCGCTACAATGCGCGGATCGGTCGCGTTCTGCGGGGCACACGTTCGATCCGGCGGAATGTCACCGACGAAGAGTTACGCGCGATCCTCATGGATGACTTTGAGCTGTCCATGCTCCGCGATGAGTTCGACCCCATGACGGTGGAGCGCGGCGTCCGGCGTGCCCATGCGGTCGTGGCTACCCGGCTGAGCGCAGAGATCGTCTTCGATCCGACGCTCGACCCGGCGCGACAGATCATCGCGCAAATGATCACGGACGTTCAGCAGTCGACAAAGGATCGCGTTGCAAAGCTGGTCAGAGCCAGCCTGTCAGAAGGTGCCAGCATCGGAGACCTACAAAGGGCGCTCCAGGCTGATCACGCATTTTCTCCGGCCCGGGCGCTCACCATTGCTCGCACGGAGACGGCCCGCACCGTTTCCGAGGGGCAGGAGATGGCATTTGATCAAGCGGCAAACATCGGCGTTACCTTCATGCGCGAGTGGGTGAGCAGTCGGGACAACGCGGTACGCCCGACCCACGAGGCCCTCGACGGTCAGCTCCGACAGCCGGGCGAACCCTTCGACACAGACACGGGCGCGGCCGGTCTCGGCCCGGGGCTTTTCTTCGTGCCGTCCGAGGACATCAATTGCCGGTGCGTCGTGCGCCCGGTCGACATCAGAGGTTGAGAATGAGCAGCAACACACACCCGATCTTTGTGACCTCCACCCCGGCCGATGTCGTGCGCCGCTGGATCGGTGAAGCGACCCGGGAAGGGCTACAGGACTATCTCGTCGAGCGTATGGCCGAGTCTGTCGGCGGCACCGCTGGCGACGTGTACGCGGTCGCGCGTGGCTCGGCTCCTCACCTCGATCAGCTTCTCGATCCCGATCTCGTGCAACGGCTCGCCACATCGATCGGAGAGTCGCCGCTCTCGCTGGCCTATCGGACGGTCTTGCGCTTTGATCTGTCAGCCATGGAAGACGACGAGGAGGAGGAGCGCGGGACCATGGAAGACGACGAAAAGCGACCCAGCTACCGCTTCGTCATGTCCGACGCCGAGCCCGATCGGGCGGATGACATCGTAGAGCAGACGTGGAACCTGTCAGAATTCCGACTCAACCCAGTAGCGCCTTACAATCACGACTACAGCGCGCCCCCGATTGGCCGGTGGGTCAATGTCGAGGCGTCCGGCGGTGTGCTGCGGGGGACGCTGATCCCTACTCCTGTCGACAGCTACCCGCTCTCACAGACGGTCGCGGCGCTTCTGTCAGAGGGTGTGCTTCGCACCGTATCGGTAGGGTTCCGCCCGGGCGCCGTGATCAGCCGGGCATCCCTCGCCGCCGATGACGACCGCCGAGCCGATCGCGGGGCCGTCTACGTGTCGCCGCGGCTTCTGGAGGCGAGCGTCACCCCTATGCCCATGAACCCGCGTGCGGCTCTCGCCCGTATGATCGAAGCGCAACCCGTGTCGCGCTCGGTCTCCGTGGCGCCCCGGGCCAGCGGCCTACCGTACGCGCCCGCACCCACACCCGAGCCCACACCGGGCGACGGGTTCCCCTGGTCTTGACTTGTCCCCTTACTCATGTTCCGTGATAGAACATGAGCACCGCCCATGCTGGGCACCTCACCACAACCGGAGCAAAACCATGCCCCAAACGCAAGCCGAGTGGAAGGCGTTCGCCGCCTCTACCACTGAAAAGGCCCAGCAGCTCGCCCACAAGGTCGATGCAGGCGCCCGCACTCACACCGAACAAAGCGAGCAGATCGCACGCATGGCGGACGATCTCCGCACCGTGCGGCAGGAGGTCGCAGAAGCGACCGCCCGCAACGTTGACCCGATGGCCACCCTTGGCGGCACCGATCGCGAGCTGGTGCAACGGTTCATCGATACCGACGGGCGCGTCTTCCTTCGCGGCCACGACTCCGACGATCCGGCGCTTTTCCGCTCCGACTCGGCCGGGCTCCTCGCCTCTCGCCCCGTCAACGATGCACACCGCAACCTGATCGAAGCAACCGAGGCGCTCTATGTGGTCGCAGTCGCTCGCCACGGTCGCGACGCATTCGACCACCGCGGACAGGGCTACCGGGCCGACGTCATCCGCAAAGAAACCAAAGCCTGGAACAAGGTACAGCGCGCATGGTCGCGCATGCCCGCCCCGATCCGTCGGGCATGGGACGACCAAAACGGCAGCGGCGGCGAATTCATCCCGACCCCGCTCCTCGCCTCGCCCATGTGGCAAGTCGAAGAGTACGACCCCGACGGTCTGATCGGTCTCTTCGACCAAATCACGATCCCGTCTGAGTCGGTCGAGCTTCCCGTCGGCACCGCGTACCCGGTCCCCTACAAGGGCGGCGGCGCTACCGGTGACAACCCGGCCGCACTTGCCAAGGCAAGCGTGGGCACCGACAAGCTCACCCTCACCGCAAACCCCATGTACACCATGGTTCTGATTCACGAAGACGCCGCGAGTGACTCCATTGTCGCCGCGTTCCCGTTCATCCGTGAAGCCATCAGCCGCAGTCTGGCGATGGGTCTACGCCTTTGTATCCTTAACGGAGACACCGCAGCGACCCACCAGGACGACCTTCCTAACTGGAATCTAAGGGGCTATTTTGGAGCCGTAGACGCAGGCTCCATAGATTATAGACGTACGTTCATGGGTCTACGCGCTATCGCGCTCGACGACTCGAACGGCGTCAACCGCTCCACTCACAGCCTGTCGACGCTCTTTAGCGATATCAACGCTGTAGGCGGTCCGCGGTCCGTTCCTTCTGACATGCCGATCATCACCTCGCCAGAGGGCTACCTGTCCAACTTTGTCGGACTGTCCGGCATTGTCAGCGCCAACGACTACGGCAACCGGGCACCAATCGCGGCCGGTGAAGTGGGCTCTATCGCAGGTCATCCGATCATTATGACCGACGCGATGCCCGCCGACCTCAACGCTTCCGGCGTTTACGATAACGCCACTAAGACGAAGACGGCTTATACCGTGCTTAACCGTCGCATGTTCCGCCGCATCGTGCGGGCCGGCGCTACCGTGTCGCTTCAGAACGACATCACAGTGGCCGGAACCTACATGCGGGCACGTCAGCGCGTCGGGTTCAAGGACATGACCAAGAGCGCCGACAAGGCCGTTCGCTACGCCTTCAACATGAGCAAATAGGGATCTGACATGAGCCAATCAAACGAATTCTACACAGCCCAGCTCTACATTCCGGTCAACAGCGCGACCGCTGGCAACCTCGACGATCTGTTCTGTGTCAATCGCCTCGGCGGTAAGGCGCAGGTTACAGCCGTTGACTACGTGTCCGACGGCGGTGTCACCGCAAACGATTCCAACAATAAGACGTTCACCGCGTCGGTTGCGGGCGTCTCGATCGGTGCAATGACTACCAGCACAACCGGCACCGGCACCATCACTGACGGCGGGGTCGCATCGATCACGCTCTCGGCGGCCGGTTCCAACCTCGTAGCCGAGGGTGGAGCGGTCAAGGTCGCGATCACTAAGACCGGATCGGGCGTCGCGGTAGCGGGTACGCTTGCTGTCACGATGCAACGGGTGCGCGCTGACTGATGGTGATTGACCGCGCCATCCGGGGCACGATTCCGGCGCCTGCTGTGCCCCTTGGGGCGCTCGCAGGTGAGGCGCGGCCTATCATCGCCCGGGTTCGCTCGGGCGCTTGTGACGCCTACCTCGCGCCGCTGCGGGCCATCGAGATCGACGGCTCGGGGCGGCGGGCTGTGCTGTCAGCAATTGACGCGCGGTCTCGTCTCCTGATCAGAGGTCTGTGATGGCTCTCGCCACTGCTGCCCAAGTTCGGGCGCTGTCTCCGTCGCTGTCGTCTGCCGATGACACGACGATCAACGCGCTGATCGCTCGCATTGACGCGGCGTTTGCGCGCTACTGCCTCCATCCGTCCCCCGACAGCGGGGCGCCAACGATGGAGGCCGCCACATATACGACTTTCCCGGGACGCTACGATCTCGGGATGGGCGATGACGCGAACGTGTGCGTCGTGCCCACACCGCCGATTCTGTCGATCACGTCGGTGCACATCGACGCCGAACAGGATTACGGCTCCAACAGCCTCCTCGCCGCGGCCGAATACGTCAAGGACGGCCGCCGGGTTGAGCTGACAGTCGACGCCGATCACACTTGGGGCCACAGCCACAGAGCAAACAAAGTGATCGTTTCTGCTGGCTACACAATCGCGGACCATCCGACGCTGACAGACGCGGCAATTGTCCAGTGCATCCACCAGATCGGCAACACGTCGACGGCCGGATCGACCTCGACACAGACCCGCGGGGGCTCTCGCTCCGTGGCTCCGCTGTCCCTTCTGCCTGAGGTTCGCGAGATGCTCGCAGACTACCGTCTTGCGGTGCCGTGATGGAGCGCTTGACGCCAGAGGAATGGGAACGCAGGTGTGAGGAGGCCGGGCCGCGTTTGGCCCGTGTGCTCCAACGTCGAGCCACTGCTATCGCGCTCAAAATGCAGAGTCGCGCGGTCAAGAATGCCACGAGCCGCCCGCGGTCGAGGACCGGCACACTGCGCCGGAGCATCGCCGGGCGCGTCGTCCAGGGCGGGCGCGTTGTCGCCACGGTCGACAACAGCGGACAGGCGTCGCTATTTGGGCGCACGAGGCAGGGCGTACCGCTCGCCGCGATTCTTTCCGGAGGCGGGCGCACGAAGGGCAAAAACGTGATCTACGCGCGGATCCAAGATCAGGGCGGCACGGTTACCCCAAAGAATGCCCAGTGGCTCGCCATCCCAGACAAGAGCGTAAAGACGAGCGCAGGCGTCGCCCGCTACGCCTCGCCGCGCGACTACCCCGGGCGGCTGTGGTTTCACGTCATCCAAGAGGGCACAGGCAAGAGCGCGTCAGCGGTGCTTCTGGAGAAGGTCGGAGACAAGAACGTTGGCCGCTGGTGGCTGCGGAAAGAGGTTGAGATCCCGGCGTCGGGCTTTGCTCGCCGCGCGTGGTTCAAGACGCGATCCGAGGTGCCGCAGACCCTTGGGGATGCCGTCGACGTGGCATACCGCGCGCCCGGTAGCATTGCCGCGGAGGGTCGATGACCACCGTCAACCGGAACACAATCGCGACGGCGCTCGACGGGGTACTGTCTGCGATCAATGGATCGGGGTCTTTCACCTACGATCTCAGCGGAACGGGGCAGGTAGAGCAGCTCGACTTGGCTGGTCCTCCGTTGTCCCGGGTGCGCCCGTACGTGGCTTACTACTTGGGGCCGCGCCAAGACATCCGAGGGGGCGCGGGCTCCGATCTCTCGCAGTATGGGCAGACGTTGACGATCGATCTTTTGGGAGTCGTCACGGGCGGGGCATCGCCCGCGGCTGCGGTCACGGCGGCCAACAATTTGGAGGCCGATATCGTGCTTGCCCTTCACGGTGCGCGCAACCTCGGCGCGGCTGCGGTTCACGATCTGACAGTCTCCACGGAGATCGTCACCGGTCCCGAGGTCGACGGCCGATCCCGCGATGCTTACGTAGCCATGACGGTCGAACTATTCTGGTCGAGGACATAGATCATGTCGTGGTTTTCAGCAAACAGCCTCTACCGGGCGCCGATCACCGTCAATAACATCGGCGGCGCGTCGACGATTGACGTAGCAGTCACCATTCCGAGCGACTGGGGCGCATTCTGGTCAAACGTCCAGACGAATGGTCACGACATCAAGATCACCGACTCCGACGGTGTGACCGCGCTGACGTTCGCCCGGGACACGTTCGATCACGCCGCCCGGTCAGCAATCATTGAGATCAACGACTGGACACCCGACAGCGCAGACGGGACCGTCATCGCCTACATCTACTGGGGGCAGAGCAGCCCCACCGATACCGCGTCGAGCTTCACCGTCTCAGGCCCCAAGATCGGGACTGTGCTGGCTTGCAAGCCCGCGCCCGGTGCTGTCATCGTTCAGGCCGAAGCACCGCCCGTGGGCGAGGATGTGCCTCGCACGCGCTACGCGTGGCCACCGGGTCAGGCAGGCTGGATCGGGTTCGACGTGTCGGCTCATCTCAAAAAGCAGGCGATCCCGCTGAACGGCTCCGCAGACCTCGAAACCGTCGCGATCGTCAATGTCGCCACACGCAACGACGGCAGCGCCTACAATTCGGGCAACGTGCCCGCAAATACTCGAATGAGCGAATACGACGGCCGGACGATTGTCTACATGTGGATCACCGGTTCCGTTGACACGGCGACCTACACCGACGAAATTACTGTGACTACATCATACGCGCGCGTCTTGATTTTCCCGGCGCTCCGCATCGCACACACCGCAGGGGAGACTTGAAATGGCCACCGTTCAGCTCGGCAGAAACGCCGCAATGGGGATCGGATTCGAATCCACAGAGGGGACCGCTGTAGCGGCGGCACTGTGGGCGCGTCTCGCCTCGCTCTCCCTCACCGTCCAGAGTACCCGTCAACGGATCGACGATCTCAGCCTCGGCGGCACGTCCTACCTGAAGGCGCGGTATCTCGAACAGGTCGAGGTTACGGGCTCTTTCGAGATTATCTGCTACTACGAGGGCGGCGCGTTGACGTCCTTCCTACAGGCGTGCATCGGCGGCACATGGTCGACCACCGGATCCGGCCCGTACACCCACGTCTTGAACCCGGGCGCCGAGCCTCCATCGATCACCCTGCGATCAGCTCGGGACACGCTCAGCACATCGGGCGCGCTCCAGCGCGGGGACGTCATCGCAGGCGCGCGGATCACATCGGCCACGCTGTCAGCACAGACCCCCGGACTCATGCGTCTAAGCATGAATTTCGTCGCCATGAGCAGCACCCCAGGTGCCGCCCCGACTCCGAGCCTGTCGGCACACGAAAACCCCGTGATCTACCATCAGGCAAACCGGTTTGCGTGGAATTCGGTGGACTACACCCCGCGCTCGCTTTCGCTTGATTTGGAGAACGCTGTCGAGGGGTTGCGCGGGTTCGGCGCGTCCAGCCTCACCGGCTCGGCTGTCACCGGGATCCGAAACGCCAGAATGACCGTGACCCGGTACAAAACCAACGACAATTGGCCCGACGCACAGACCGCCGGCACCGAGAGCGACGGTGACATCACGTTCACAGACGGTACCGATCAGTTCCGGATCAATATCTTCAACGCTCAGATCCCCGAGGCTGTGACCATCGCGGCTCAGAGTGTCGGGCTCAACGAGGAGAGCGCGATCTTCGAGCCACGCGACGACGGCACCGATCCCCCCGTCCAGTTCGTGGTGGTCAATGACGACTCGTCCGCGCTGGCTTCCTGATGGCGATCGACCTCCAGGCGCTCGCCGCTCCGGTCTGGGTTGAGACCGCGGGTCTCGGTCAGCGGTTCGATTTCGGCTGCGTGCCGCTTGGGCCGGGCGATTTCGACAGCCACGCGGCGACGCTTTTCGGTCTTGTCGCAGGCATCGACGGCACCGACAAGCCCGCCCGGGAACCGGTCAAGGCCGATCTGGAGAACATGCAGATCCTGGCATGTCTGACAGTGCGACACATCCGACAGCCGGGCGGGGAACCGGAGGCGGTGCGGTTCGTGCTGTCTGAGGCAGACGAGGACACCGCCGCGCGCCGGTTGTGGGTGGGTCGTCTCCCGTTGCAAGAAGTCGGAGAGATCGCAGGCGTCGGGATCCGAACATACGCGGAGGCAGCGGCGCGGGCGGTACGATTTCGCCGCCGATCCGAGGTTGTTGCACTCGCTCGACGAGATGGCGAGGCGCTACGGGACGACCCCGGGGCGATGGATCGCGAAGCTGGATGATCCACCGCTTCTGTCGCTGTGGCTCGATCTGCTCGTGTCGCGGTTGTGCGCAGGCGCGGCGGTTGAGACCCAGCGGCAATGGCTCAACCGCAACGGTGATAGTGTGATGTGGGTGATGCCCGCCCCCGGGAGCTGATGAGATGGCAGACGGCACCGTCGAATACCTGATCCGGTTGACCGACCGCACCAAAACCGGCACGCGGTCGGCTGTCGCCGGATCGCAGAAGCTCGAAAACCAGACGAAGCAAACCAGCCGCGCGGTCGACAACCTCGGAGATGAAAGCGCACAGACAGGCCGACAGCTTACGACCATGGGCCGCAAGAGCAAAACCGCGGGCGGTGGGCTGCGGGGCATGGCGACGGGACTACGCGGAGCCATGGGGGCGGTGTCAGGGCTTACCGCGGGCGTCGGCGGGCTGGTAGGTGGTTTGAGCGCTGGAATGCTCCTGGGCGCTGTGACGGCCGCGGGACGCGCGTTTCATCAGATGGGGCAAGAGATCGCCGATCTGCGGAATGACATCACAGACGCATCGACCCGATCGGGCATTGCGGCCGACACGCTCGAAGGGCTCCGCCTCGCCGCAGAGGGCTCGGGCCTGTCGTTTTCGGCGCTGACTTCGAGCCTTGATCAGTTCGGGCGACGTGTCACGGCGGCGGCCGACGGCGGAAACGCTACCGCAGACGCGTTCGAAAAGCTCGGCGTCAAGGTTGTCGACGTAAACGGCGATCTCAGGGACGGGGACGCGGTTCTGCGCGACACGCTCGCCGCGCTGAACGGCATGGAGTCGGGCGCGCTTCGATCCTCGCTCGCTATGGAGACGCTGGGCAGGTCAGGCGCAAAGCTGATGCAGGCTCTCAGCGGCACCGAGCTGGAATCTTTCGTGGCTCTCGCAAAGGAATTTGGCGTCGGCGTCGGGCCAAAAGCAGCCGCAGAGGCGGGTAAGTGGCAGCGCGCCTCAGCAGAGCTTGGCGTCGTCATGGACGGTTTAAAAGCGGAAATCTTCGACATGATCGGAGGCGCTGACGCTCTGATCGACCTAACTGAAATTATTATTCTCAGTTTTAACTTTGCAAAGGGCGCGGTTACCGGCTTCGCGGTCGGAATGCAAAACGCCAATCGTAGAATTCAATCCCCTTTTAAAAGTCTGCTTGGCTCTTTAGAAACTTTACTCGCAGCGCTTGAGCAAATCAAAAGTGGAGACTTTAGCGGCGGTGTGCTGACAATTTCAGACGCTTTAGATCAGTTGAAAAATTCAGCTACAGAAGCCGTTGGCGCGACGGTCACCGCTGTCACCGGGCCGCTACTGGAGGGCGTTGCCACAGCGGGAGTGATGGGCCTTCAGGGTGGTTTGGTAACTGGTACTACAGAGGTTCGCAGGCTTCGAGAATTGAGAGCCGCAATTGAGACGCCAGCAAAAAAGAAAACCACACCCGACGAGCCGATCGACGACGGCAAAACACCCGGCCGGCAAATTGTGCCGACAGTCGACCCCCGAGACCGCTCCGACCTCGCCGCAATCGCGGCAGCGGCGGCCGGCGGGCCTACTCTCGTCGGCCGGGCAGGCGACCCAAGCGGGCTCAGTCAGGCAGAGATCGACGCGCTCACAAGAGCCGAACGTCTCGAAGGCGCACAGACCGGGATCGGCGTCGCAGGTCAAGTGCTCTCAGGCGATGCAGGCGGGGCGATCTCTTCCGTAGCCGGTGCCGCGGGCATGGCTGGTCTGGGCGTCGCAGGCGCGGCCGTGTCGGGGCTCCAGTTCATCGGCGACCAAGGGATCAAGGGGATCAAAGACGCTCTGAAAGGTTTAGAAAAAGGCTTGCTCACTGCGATTGAAATTTTACCGGAGTTGATCGGCAAGGTTTTACCCGGGCTCGGAATTTCGCTGGTTCAAAAATTGGTCCCGGCGTTGATCGAAGCGGCTCCTGAACTATTCAAAGCTCTGTTGGTAGACCTCCCGATCTCGATTGCCAAAGCACTTGGCGAGGTTTTGCGCAGTATTTTCAAAGGCGACGAGGAAAACCGAGGAGCACGAATCGGCGCATTCCTTGGCGCGGGCGTCGGCTTCCTTGTGGGCGGTCCCTTGGGAGCAGCAGCAGGCGCAGGCGGTGGCGCTGCTGTTGGAGCAATGACGCAAGACATTATTGAAAATGCCACAGGTGAATCCAAAAGCTCCGCCCGCACCGCAAGCTCCGCCCGCACCGCAAGCTCCGCCCGCACCGCTACCGATGGTCAGCGATCAGTCGCGCGAGAATCAGACCGCCTCGCCAGCATGAGCACTCGCCCCCGCCGCGGTCGCGGTGTCGTGCGTTCCAACCCGTTCGACGACCTCGCCCGACAGTATGACGCCCAGTATGGGACGTATGGCCGGGCATCCTCTACGACGATCAGGCCGGCGACATGAGCGAAACCACGATCAGCTTCTACCCGATGGGCATCGGGAACCTCGAAACCATCACGATCCCGAATTTCATCACCGACCTACAAGACGAAGATCCAGAGGTCATCGCGGCAACGTCGGAGACGGTCGCGGGCGGGATGTCTCGGCAGCTATACGGGGACTGGCGGCGGGTCGTGTTCATTCGTCAGCACCTCCGACCGAGTGTCACGGCCGAGGCCATCGCGATCCGTGGGCTGCGGTCGCTTCAGTCGCACCTTCTGGCGGGCTACTCGATCGGCGTCGCAGTCGGTAGCCGGGCCGCGTTTGGCTCGTACACTGTCGCGGGCGCGTCTCGCGGTGTGGATGTCATCGGGATCCCGGCGAACAAATACGCCCCGTGGGATGCCGCGGCGTCTCTCATCTCGGGTGATGAGGTCGTGATCCAGTCTCCAAGCCCGGGCGGGGCGCGAGAGGTCCACAAGATCCAGAGCATCACGGCGATCGGCTCGACGTTTTTGGTCCAGCTCTCGCGGACGCTCCGGTACGATCACCCGGGAAGCATCTTGATCAGGCGTCGGACGTTTTACCCACACCTGAAGATGCCAGAGGACCAGCTCGAAACGCCGATCATCACGTCATCATCCAGAGGGCAGACGTTCGATCTGCGCCTCGAATTGCGCGAGGACATGGCCGAAGCGTGGGCGCTGGGTGCATCGGGCGAGGCGTTGACCGGTGCGACTGGACAGGCGCGAACCGTGATCGATCGATTCTCTCAGCTCGGGCGAGGATACTGATGGGGTGGGCGGCGGCTTTCATTGCGGCGCTCGGCGGGTCGAATTCGTGCGCCTACACCATGCGCAAGATGCCCGCGTTTACGCTTGTCCCCGGCATCCCGAGCGACTACGCGCGCTCCGATCAGGGGTCGCACGGGTTGATCGCGCTGTCACCAGGGGCGCCGCTCTCGCTGTCGTCACAGTCGCTATCGATCCCCAGCTTTGCGGTGAGTCAGTCGCAGTGGAGAACCGCCCTCGCAGGCATCGAGGCTGGGGAGTGGGCTGTGCAATCGCTCCCCCGGGGCGCGGCGTGTGAGATTTACTTGCGTCTTTTCGGCGTCGGCATGGCAGAGCGGATCATCGTGGGGCAGGCGCGCGACGTGTCGGGCGTCGGGCCGCAAAGCATCGTGTCAGGCTGGGGGCCGCTGGCGCTGATCATCAGCCGGCCCGAGGCGCTGGTAGCGGTCACGACGAATCAGGACGCCGGACTTTTCCCCGATTGCACAGTCGACAGCCCGCACACGGGCACACTGGCGGCAAATTTCAATTTTGGCACGCACACGACGATCCAGCTCACATCGTCCCCGCAGATGGAGCGCGAGACCGGGCAGGACGGCGCGGTGCTCGTGACACCGACAAGCGGAGAGCCCTACATCGTCACGTACACGGGCGTCTCGGGGAACAACCTCACCGGGGTCAGCACCTCGGCACAGTTCGCCACGACGGGATCGAGCGCCGTCACAGGTGACAAGATCCAAGAGGTGTGCTGGGTCAATCGCCACCCCGTCGACATGGCCCGGCGCATCCTCACCAGCACAGGCGCAGGCACGAACGGCACACACGACACGCTCCCCAAGGCTTGGGGGCTCGGCATCCCGGCCGATCTGATCGACGTGGACGGGTTCAGCCAAACCGCCGGACGGCTCAACGGCACGATCTCGTCTGGCACCTACATCGTGCAGACCGCGGCAACCTCGCCGCAGACGCCCCCGATCCAGTGGCTCCAGGCGGAGCTTGCTCGATACGGGCTGTGGCTTTGCACACGGCAAGGGCAGATCAGCATCCGGCCGGCGCTCGACTACTGGCGCCACACGCCCGCCTTTACGATGAAGCTCGACCGATCAAACATCCTCGCCGTGTTGCCCCAGCGGTCGAACTACGACCCCGGGAACGGTGCAGAGGCGCGGTATTTCACGGTCATCGGGGCGTCCCTACCGGACTCGTTCGGCATTATCGAGGCGCCTGATACACGGCCCATGATCGGCACCGTCGCAGGCGGCCCACTGATCCAGGCGTGGCCCAACGTCTACCAGAATCAGGTTGTGATCAACGAGTCGATCGCGCGCCGTTCGGGGCCGTGGCACACGCGGATTTGCGTCGTCATTGACGTGCAAGTGAACCTGTCAGCGGCTCAGTTGTGCGTGGGCGATTGGGTCGACATCTCGCACGCGGGGTTGTGGGACAAAACCACGATCGATCGTAGTATCGGCATGTCCACAAGCGGCGGGATCTTGCGCCCGGCAATGGTCACCGCGATCTCTTGCGACTGGACCGCGGGTGTGGTGTCGCTCCGTCTGCATGTGCTCCCCGAATCCTGATCCGCGTGATAGGATCGGGTCAACAGACAAGGAGGCCCCATGGCTGTCTCGAAGACGATCCACGTAGATGCCGCCGGGCGGCAGCTTCACCGCCTCCGGTGCACGTTTGCGAGCGCGAGCGGGACCACCGTGGAAGAGCTCAAAGTGGACGAGCATCTACCCGCGGCGTGTGTGCTTACCCAAGTGCACACCTACGGGGTGAGCGGTTCGTGCACGAATTACCGAACCGACATCCACGAGGCCGTGGAGAGTCAGAGCACCGTGCCCGCAGGCGCCGCGATGCTCTTTCAAGAGGTCAGCACAGCGAAGGCAGTACAGGCAAACACAGCGCGGATCGGCGGTATGGTGGCCCTCGACAGCGGCCGATCGCTCTACGTCCGGCTCGTGCCTGATGGGTCGAGCGACAACGCCGGAACGGTCGACGTCTACGTGATCCCGACGATCGGGGGCGTCTGATGGCCTACCCCGCGGCGCCATCGTTCCCGGCGACCCCCGACGCGGCAAGCGGCGGCGGCGGCGGCGGTGCGTCCGGTGGAGCGTGGACCGCCCTTGTCGACCTCGATCTCACAGACGTGACCACAGCAAGCGCGCAAACGAGCGGCACCGTGACGTTGCAATTTGAGAGCAGCGACGCGACGCTATCGCAGACAGTTACGCGGTTCTCGTCGGCAAACGGCAGCGTCACAGCCACGAACGGCACCGGGCTATTGTGCGACGGCGGGACCGGATCAGGCACGGTCACAGCAGCGTGGGACATTGACGCGCTCCTTGACAGCTACACGCGCGCGGACGTGTCGTCGTACATTTACGCGGTTCACGTAGTCATCACGTCCCTTGTATACCCTAACGCTGGGTCTTCTCAGGCGTTCATAGGGGTCAACAAGGGCAACAATGCCAGCCACAACGGCGGAGAAGCGCGCGGCATATACGTAAAAGACAACAACGACGGCACCAACGAGGATGTGCGGGTAAGGTCAAATACCTCAAACAGCAGCGTACTCGCGACCACCGCGATCAAGACGTCGCGGGTCATCACGTCGATTGTTTTGTCTGGGGCAATTGTCGAGATCATGGACACGTCGGGCACCACGCCACCGACACCGCTACCGGGCGGTTCAGGCACTATAACAGTGGGCGGAGATGCAGTAGGCCTAAACGATTCAACGCCCATATACCAAGGTGACGGCCTAAACGCCTACGTCGGCGTCGGTGAGAAGGCAGACTGCACCGTGACTCGCATCCTCGTGCAGAGGTACAAATGAACAACGATTGGATCAGGCTTGTCGAGGTCGCGTACGCGGACAACGGCGACGCCCTCGCACACATCGAGGCCACGGCGCCGATCGACGCGCCATCGCTCCAGCTCACCCCGGCCGATGATCTGGAGGTCGGCATGATCTGCACGGGCGTTGACTCCGCAACGGTCGCAGGTGTCGCCGCAGACATCCGAGCCCGGGTAGCGGCGGGTCAGACCGGGGTCTTGAAAAGCCATCTCGATCAGCTCGGGATCACCGCGGCGGTGCTCGCCTGGAGTGGAAATGGATGAACAGGCATGGCTTAGTCTGGCCACCGGCCCGACCTCATCGCTCCTGCTGCTGCTGACGATCGGTCTCGCACTGTGGCGATTCCTGCAGAACACCATCATCCCAGCCTGCACGCGCTGGGTTGACTCTCATCTCGCCCAAGTCGATCGACTCATCGACGAACACGGCAAGGATCGAGAGGCGTGGCTGGAAAGCATGCGCGATTGCAAAGAGCAAGGCGAACGAATCGAGCGAAAGGTTGGTGGGCTCTACGCCAAGCTCGACCGGTCTGCTTGATGCACATCGCGATCATTCCCGGTCACGGCCACCGCACACGGAACGGCGCCTACCGGTGGGATCCGGGCGCTACGTCGGACATGGGACAAGAGGCAGACATCGTGCGGGCGGTAGCGGCCCGTGTGAGGGCTCTTGGCGGCCCGCGGGTGTCTGTGCATGATTCAGACGCGGACGGCCCGTACACGTACACCTCGCGGCGGGAATCGGCACATGCAGCCATCGGCAGCGGCCCGGGCGTCGTGTGTCACCTTCACGTCAACGCGGGCGGGGGCTCCTACATACTCGGGATGAATGACCCCCGATCGACAACGGGCGCGGGTCTCGCGGGCGCGTGGTGCTCGACGGTCGCGGACATGTTCAACGGGCGATGGCGGGCGCGGTGCATCCCGGCGACCCGTTCCACGTGGAACCACGCGGCCAACCTTCTCGAGCCCTCCTACGCGGTCACGCCCCCAGGTGTCGCGGCGGTGCTTTTAGAGCTGGGTTTCATCGACCACCCAGATCACCGCGACCTCTTGACCGGTGACGCCATCGAGACACACGCGCGGGCGATTCTCGACGCGTGGCCCTGAACGACGAAGCCCCGCGCGGGGCGGGGCTCGGGTCGGTCTTGATGCTCAGCCGTTGTACGCTGCGATCATTGCCTTCTTGACGGCGCGAAGGCTCGTGCCGTCTGCGATGTCGATGTGGACGTCGTTCACTTCGACCGTGTACTGGTAGGACTGCTTGGTGTCCCGAGCGAGCCCGCGAAGGTGAGCGCCGAGACGCACAGGGCGCTCGCGGCTGATTGAGCCAACGTTCTTGCCGTCAACGACCATGAAGCACTCGCCAACGCCGTCGTAGGTTTCCATCTTGTCGAAGGTGATAGCGGTTGCGGTTGCGGTTGCGGTTGCGGTGGTCATTTTCGTTTCTCCGTGTGAGTGAGCGCCGCCGTCCCCGGCGACACATTTACTATGCCCCGTCGCTCCCGATACGTCAATAGGATTCCTGATATTTGTGAGATTTAATCTGCACACGCCTCGCCGCGCATCGTGTCGATCAGCAGATCCCGCACCGCGGAACACTCCGGCCGCTGGCTATTCGACTGCCCAAATTGCAGACAGCTTGCCCAGAGGCACGCGACCCCCAGGGGCTCACCGCCGGCATCCTTCCGACACTGGATCGGGATGTCGGAGAGCTGCGATCTGATCTCGGCGTCGATGACCACCGGGCGGCTGAGTGTCGCGGCAAGCTCCGTTTGGCCGTCCTGCATCGCTTTGATTGCGACCGTCTGCGCCTCGATGGCTTGGGAGGCGTCCGGCACCGGGCGAAGGCCCCAGCCGGCACCAAAGCCGACGACAAGGGCAGAGATCACGGCGAGGGCTGTCAAGGTTCCGGCGGGCATGGGAGATCCAGGGGTGAGAGTGTCGACGGGCGCTGCGGGTTCCAACCGTGTCGATTTTTTGATGTGTGACGTGATGCAGCACCCGCCGACGTAAATCATAGCGCGCGAATGGCCCCCGGGATGTCGCGGGCATCGAGGCCGAGGCGCTCCAGCTCCGTCTCGATGTCGTCGAGGGCCGCCATGGTCTCCCGGTGGCCATCTCCGCAGAGGAGGGCATCGGTAAGGATGTCGTCGCAGTAGTCCCAAAGCAGGAGCAGCCACAAGACGAGGTGGGTCCGTTGGTGCGTGTTCATTGTGTCTCCGTGTGCCCCGTCCCCAGGGCGGTTGTCTACTGCTGAAGCCCCGACCGGGCGACCGGTACGGGGCGAATGTGCGCGGCGTTATTTCAAGCTGCTACGGGCCTTACCTCATCCCACACGTCTTCGAACGCGCTACCCGCGTCGATCACGCAGCGACCATCAGCCGAAAGTGTCACGGCGCAATACTTGTAGATGTAGGACGTCTGGCCACGCCGAGCGTCGACGCGGACAAGGAGAGAAGCGCCGACCTCGTAGTCGGCGCGGAATGCTTCACCGACGCAGAAAAGATCAGCGTCAGCAGGAACGTTGAAGGTGCGCACCATGTTTGTTTCTCCGTGGTTGTCGCGGTGCCGTCCCCGGCCCGCCCAAACAACCTACATCGCGAATCCTGATAACGCAACCACAAAATAACAGAAAAACCAAAATACCCAGACGCAGGAAACCCCGCCGAGTCGGGGGACATTCGGCGGGGCTGCGGGTGGATGGACCGCCACGCCCGCGCCCGGCACACGGAGAGAGGCCGGGGGGCACGTCTGACGCAAGGTTACCCCGTACGCGTTGCGGCGTCCATGGCGGCGATCTTGGCGTGTGTGAGGCGCGGATCTTCCCCGTGTGCCCAGACCACAAACTGACCCGAGGCCGGATCAATCCGCAGAACGCGCCAGCTCCAACCGTGATCAGTCGGCGTGATCTCGATGTCGGCGTAGGGCGCCCGGGTGGACGCTTGCCAACCTCGCCCGAAGCGGAACCACGGCAGATCATTCAACATCGATCACCTCGCCATCATGGAACGAATCGATCAGGAGGCGGCCCATCGACGTAGCCCGCAAAACAGGCTCTCTTGATGTTCCGGCCTCTTCGATCAGTCCCCACAACCGTAGCCGACGCCGAGCACGCCATACGCCTTTAATCGACAGGCGCGCGTCGTCTGCAACGTCTGAGGCCAAGAGCCATGCACCATCGGAAGCGCTCGCCGCGACATCGAGCACCGCGATCGCGCTTGCATTGATCGACGGCAGCGCCATCACAGCGCCATGGGGTCGTGAATGACGACAGCAGACACCTCGACGGGCTCGGGCTCGGGCTCCTCTTCATCGTCTGATCCGAACACATCCGAGGGCGACGGCAACGCCGGGCGCGCAATGACCACCTGGGGAGGCGCGGCGATCTCCGTGCGTGTGTCCGCGGCGATGGCTTGATCCAGCTCGATCGACTCGATGGGCACGAGGCCCCGAGCGCATGCCCACTTGATCGCCGTCTTCTGTGCCATCTCCAGCGGCCACGAGCGCCACACAGGCCCCGCGCCGCGTGCGCTGGCACGCTTGCGCACGTCTGCACCCGAGAGCCAGTAGCGGCCCAATATGGCGCCGTCTGACAGCCGTTTACACGACACGATGACGCCCGAGAGATCGTCGAGACCGGTGGCCGGGTTGTCGACCGCGGCCCGGTGTTCTGTGACCTCCCCGAACTGGATCACCACATGATCAGCGGTGCCGACCACACAGGTGGAAAGCTGGTAGCCCGCGCGGCGGCAGAGGGTGGTGAGGCCACGATGGGAGATCATCCACTGGAGGTCACCCGAGCGGGGGACCAGCCACACCGACGGCATCGCCCCGCCCGGCATAAGGCCGGTGAGAGCTGACAGCGCGACCGCAGAGGCGATCGATTCAGGAGAGCAGCGCTCGATGTCTCGCGGATTGCGGGCGGCTCGATGGGCGGCGGCGAATGCCATCCCGACCCGGGCCGCGGCTTCTGTCGCGCGTTCCTCCCCCACCATGTCGAGAAGCATCGATCCGGCCATGCCTTGCACACGTTTGCGGAGCGTCGTCATCACAGCCCCCGCACGGTGAGGCGTCCGATCTTCGACACGGAGGCGGTGATCCGTCCCCCGGTGTCGCTCTCGGCGTAGATCCCCTTGTTTCCGCTGTCTGCGATGGCATCGCGCAATGAGGCGCGGATCTTGGCGATCTCGGCTTTGTCTGCCTTGAATCGGGCCGAAATTTCCGACAGATCGGCCAAGAGGTCGACCTCTTCCGCTTCTGCCTCTCGCTTTCCGCTCAACGGGTCGCGGGTGTCGTCCCATGGCGTCGGAGGTGCGAACGCCACCGGCTCCCGGTTGCCCTCGATGATCTCGGCATGTGCAGCCATGATCGACCGGCCGACTTTTGCGAGCGTGTTGTCATCTCGCCAGATCCGCAGACGTGACCAGCCGTCAACGGCGATCGGAACGTCCCACCCTTCGACGTGATGCCCGAGTCGGACATCTTGCGCGAAGACGGCGAAGAGGTCCACGTAATCCAAGCCAGTGGCCAGAAGATGGACCATGCACTGGACGACGTATTGCCGATCGACAGGCCAGCGGCCAAGCGTCGAGGCGTCATCCAGATCGGCAAGGGTGCGGACCTCGAGCACATCGGCGGGGTACCGGTCTTTCCGCCACGGTTGCACGATCTTGTATTCCGCGACACCCACACCCGCGGACGGGTGACGACAGAACGCATCTGGTGAGGCGCAGATCACACCGTCGGGGTGGGTCGCTGTCATGTGTTCCGAGACTCCCCAGGTCTCGGCGCCGGTGTCGTCTCGGTAGAGCTGATCAGCAAGGGGCTCCAGGGCGAGACCCCGAGCGAGTAGGCGCTCGTTTGTCACGGTGTCGTCCAGCAGCTCGGGAGCGTGGACAGCGGCCCAACAGTCCCAAGGATTCCGCCACGGTGACAGAGAGAGCAGCGCGCTCGCAGTCGTCGAGCCGATGCCCCCGGCAGCGATCCGCGCCTTTCTTGCTGTGAGCCAGTCTTCGCGGCTGTCGTGGATGGTCAGGCGGTCGCGTAGGGCGTCGAGCCACGCGGGCAAATTTGCAGACATTCGATCTCCGATGCCCCGGCATCCATCGCCGCGGCTCGGGTCTTGTATGGTCGCCGTTGCCTGTCGTCAACAGAAAGCGCGCACGGTTTCCGCTTGCGCAAACAGAAAACGCACAATAGGGGGCCAGTGAATCACGGAGGTTCAATCATGGATGCACAGCAACAAGAGACAAACGCCAAGCACGGCGCCGCCATTCGTGCACTACGAGAGGCGTGTGTGCCTCGGATGTCACAGGCCGAGCTGTCAAAGCGGCTCGACATGGCACAAGGCTCGATCTCGTCAATAGAGCGGGGCGCGACACGTTGCCCCGTGGCTCTCGCCCACAAGATCGCCCACATCATTGCGGGGCGGTCGGAGCTGAAGGCTTGGCAGGCTGCGGTCTGGATCGTGATGGGGGAGGCACAATGAGCGGCGAGACCGTCGAGATCCCCGGCTACGTCTGGCGAACGGTGCGCGATCAGTCGCTAC